GGCAGATTACATCCTGCCTAATGTGGCTGATTTTTCTAACGAAGACTCAGCAGAACGCAAAAAGATGGGCTACTATAAACAGAGAGCAGAGAACCTGTTTGAAGAATTAGTAACCGCAGGTGATTGGTATGATTTTAACGGTAGTGGTGCAATTACCAGTGCTGAAAAGCAACCTGGTGTTTACAACATTAAGAGAGTGCGATGAGAACTGCTATTTACGATTACATTAAAGGTCTGTCACTGGGCACATTTAAACTCAGTGATGAACTGCCTTTTGATGCCAGTGGTAACCCCCTGTACATCAAGAACATGAAAACAGTCTATGTAGACTCTGCACAGACTGCTCATGACAATGTAATTGCCACATTAGATGGCACAATCATTAACAGTGAAACAACCACAGTTCGTGCCTACTTTAGCACAGACGCTAAACAATTGCCTTCAAATTACTCATCATTGGTTACTTCAATCAAAGCCAGTCGAGCAACTACAGATATTACAGGTGTAAACCGTAGAGAAGTAGATGTTTCAACACGCTATGAAGAAGACAAGATGATTACAGAGTTTGAATTTAGATTTGCCAAATTAACATAAGGAAGAAATAACCATGGCTTATATTAACCCAGCACCAGGTACAACTAGTCAAATTGTACTCAAGGTCGAAAAACAAGGGACCGCAGGTTGGTCCACAGCCATTACTGTGCCTGCTCTACAGGACATCACAGTGAATGCTGCCAACGACGTCTTTACATGGAGTCAATTAGATTCCACAGCGAAAAAGCAAATTGCTACAACTTCAACAAACAGCCTTTCAATGAACATCGTTGTTGACGATGCCACATTCTTTGGTACATTGTTGAATGCTGCTCAGACTAACACTATTGCTGAACAAGGTCTATTAGGCGCAAGCCGTAACAAGACTTTTGTCAAGTTCAGTCTTAAGATGGTTGAAAATGCCAGTGCAGACCGTTACCTATCAGGTGAAGGTTACATCACTGGTTTAGCACCAACTGTCAGTGCTGACGCACCAGTATGGGTATCACCAATCACTATCACAGTAAGTGGTGAGTACTCTGTAGCAGCAACTGAGTAATCAGTTGTAGATCCAAGAATAGGGGCATTTTAGCCCCTATTTTTTTCTATCACTTAAATACAGTATAGGATCCACAGATGAACATTATAGATTCAAAGACTGATGATGAACTGTTAGAAAGTTTATTAGCAGAGTTAGCCAAAGCCAGCAACGAATTGCGCTGTGCCAAGGATGACATTGCCAAAGTTCAAAGTAGATTAAGTTTCGTGTTAGCCATTGCTAACACCATGATACAAAGACAAGGAGATTCGCAGATATGAAACTTACACAATTGGCCGCAAAGCCGCAACTGATTAAAATCACCTTAGATGATGAAGACATCGTCAAGCACTATGGCGATGAGTTAGAGTTTTGGATCTATGATCGTCAAGACTTAGAAACATTCTCCAAGTTAGCCATGTTAGACACCAGAGAGTTTGACAAGTTGGCTGGCATGATTAACCGAATGATACTGAATGAAGATGGAAAACCTGTAGTACAAGGAGATTTGGTACTGCCTGCTGATGTCATGATGAAAGCAATTCAAAAGGTGGTAGATGTCCTGGGAAAGCCCCTGCAGTCAACTTCAACAACATCGACACAGAGTTAAACATCATGCTGACACTGGATTTTGTGGCCAAACGATATGGCAAACTGCCCAGTGAAGTTATGGAAAAAGGCACTACATTCGATCTCTATGTTGGTGATTTGGCTGTTAGATATCAAAACTGGCTTCATGAAAAACACACAGACAAGCCCGGTGGTCAGACACCTCAACAACTCAATCATGGCCTCAGTCAAGAACAATTACGTTCAATGATGACCCAAGCAAGGAGCGAAGAATGGAAATAAAAGTTGACACTAAAGCGCTGTCAAAATTACTAAATGGTGCAGGTAAAGCCTCTGAACAGGTTAAAGTTGACGCATATGAATATTTTAAACAGCAGACTCCCAAGCGTTCAGGTAACGCAAGGAATCGCACACGTCTGCAAAATGACAGCATCGTGGCTGACTATGCCTACAGCCAACGATTAAATGAAGGATGGAGCAAACAGGCACCTAATGGTATGGTAGATCCTACCATTGAACATATTGAAAAGACTCTGTTGCCCAGAGTGTTAAGGAGAGCGACAAATGGCCAGTAATATTGCAGTAGTTCTTACACTGAACAATCAACAGTATCTTAACAACCTAAACAAGGCTGAGCAAGAAACCAAAGACTTTGCTTCAACAGCAGAATCCAGTGTAAACAAAGCCAATGACAGTTTTAAACGACTGAATGATGGCACAGGTGTTTTAGTCACAGGCATGAACAGACTGAAAGCCGCTATTGCTGGTGTGGCTTTTGTGGGCTTTGCTCGTGGTGCATTACAGATGGCAGATGGCATCAATGATCTCAGTGAAAGCACTGGCATAGCCACTGATAAAATTATAGGATTTCAAAACGCAGTCAAAGCCGCAGGCGGTAATGTAGAAGGCGCTGCCAAAGGCATACAAAATTTATATCTAAAGATTGCTGAAGCCGCTGGAGGATCAGCAGAAGCACAATTGGCATTTCAACAGGTAGGCGTTACATTAGATGATTTGCGTAATCTCAGTGAAGCAGACATTTTAGCAAAAACTCTTGAAGGTCTCAGCAAGATGGGTGCTTCTGCAGAAAAAGCAGCCATACAGAGCGACCTATTAGGCAAGGCCATGCGTGGTGTTACCATTGATCCTGCCTTTGTGGACGCATTAGCCAGAGGCAGCGAAGAAAGCCAAAAATTAGCAGAAAGAATTAGAGAAGCCGCACGTCTAAATGATGAGTGGGAAGCCAGCGTGACCAGAATTAGATTGGCATTTATTGAAGCATTTGGACCAGCATTAAAATTGATTGCTGAAATGTTAGATAAGATTCCCAGTCTAACCAATGCTTTTAAAGTGTTAGGTGTGGTAATTGCAGGCGTGTTTGCTGCCACAGGTCTAAGAGCATTTGTTGGAATATTAGGAAGTGCTGTCAAGGCTGTTAAAGCCATCAGTGATGGCTTTAAAACAATTACCAGAAGTAGAGTAACAGGAGAATTGGTCAAAAGACCTATGACGCCTGCTGAAAGAGTACAGGCTGGTGCTGCTGTAGCAGGTGGAGCAGGTCTAATAGGTGGTGGTGCTGCCGCAGGCGCTGCTCTGTTTGGAGCAGATAGTGAAAATCCTGCTGCTGCTCGCGCTGAAGAAGCAGCCAGAGCCGCACAGAGAGAAGCACAGCAACAGAGAGAAGTCAAGAGCGCCTATGAAGCCAAAGCCGCTGCTGTTAGAGCCAGTGTGGAATCATATAAAGCCAGCATAGATGCTATCAGTGAAAACATTGACGTAGAAACCAGTCTCATAGGTCAGGCAAGATTAACTCAAGACGTTACAAAAACCATCAATGACATCCGCAAGCGTGAACAAGACGAAATCCGTAGACTGACTCAGGCCAAACAGACCATGAGTGATGTTGATCGTCAGTTAGGATTGGGCTCTGTCTATGATGAACAGATTGCCGCAGTACAAAGATTGGCTCGTGCAGAAGAACAGCAGGCCACTCGCAGTTTAGAATTAAAAGAACAGGCACGTCGAGCAGATGCTTTAAATGTATTTGGCATCAATCAACAGGTTGCTGCCACTCGCAGTCTCAGCGATTTACAGTATCAGATTGCCACTGTGAACTTGCCTGAAATGGAACGCAGATATGCAGCCATAGATAAAGCAGCCCGAGATGCTGCCGAAGCACAGATAGCCAGTGAAGAAGCAGCCCGCGGTGGAAAACTTACAGATTCAGAACGTGCTGCCTACTATGAACGTGCGGCTGTGGGTGCAGACAAACTTAAACAGGCTACTCAACAGTTATTAGATGTAGAATTACGTCGTGATGCTATCAATTTTGGTCTGCGTCAGTATGTGGCCAATCAGGAAAGAGTCAAGGACATCATCGATGACATACGCGGCAGTAGTCTTGTGGGATTAGAAAAAGCCTATTTTGACATTGAAGCCGCTGCCAATCGTGCTGCCAGAGCACAGATAGCACAACAGGCTATCAAATTAGGCAGAGACCTTTCGCCAGAAGAACAGGAAAGATATTATGCGGCTGCTCGCAGAGGCATTGAAGATGTCAAAGCAGCCACACGTTCAGCCTATGAAGAAAGCCGCAAGTTTGAAACAGGTTGGCGCAAGGCATGGCAAAGTTATGTAGATGAAGCCACTAATGCTGCCAAGGTCAGTGAACGTATTTTTAACAAGGCTGTGCAAGGCATGGAAGACATGATTGTAAACTTTGTTAAGACAGGCAAATTTGAATGGAAGACCTTTGTGGCTTCTATGGCAGAAGAATTGTTACGCAGCCAAATCAAGCAGGCATTTGCCAACATCATGAACACACTCAGTGGTGCTGCCAGCAGTGGTCAAGGAGGTATTCTTGGCGCATTGGGCAATTTATTTGGATTAGGTGGTGGCGGTGGACAACGAGGTCAAAGTGCCACACAACCACTTTATGTCTATGATGTAGCCGGAGGTGGTGGCGCTGGCGGCATGTTTGGTGGCGGAGGCACTAACCCATTAGGTGGATTATTTGGTGGTGGCATTAGAAACAACCCAATGATTCCAGGTGGGGGCTTTGGTGGAGGTATCAACCAAGGCGGAGGTTTTGGCAGCATATTCTCCGGAATCTCAGGTGCTATCGGCAGCGTGGTAGATACTGTCAGCAACATTGGCAGCAGTCTTTGGGACACAGTTTCAAATATTGGCAGTTCAATTGGTGATCTATTTGGTGGATTCTTTGCTGACGGTGGCATATTAGGTGCAGGCAAGTGGGGCATCGCAGGTGAGGCTGGACCCGAATTGATTAGAGGGCCTGCATCAGTAACTCCTATGGGAGGTAATGTTACCTACAATATCAATGCTGTAGATGCAGCATCATTCAAAGCCATGATTGCTCGTGATCCTGGGTTTATACACGCTGTGGCACAACAAGGTGCTGCTTATATGCCAAGTAGGAGATAAAAATGTCATTTCAATGGATTGTAAATAATGCTGAGACAATCAGCATCAATAGAAAGAAAGTAGTGGCTTCTACACAGGCACGCGATGGTACTGTACGTGCTGTCAGCAGAGGCACAATGGCCAAACGATTTGAAGTTAAACTACCAGATGGTATAGCATGGACTACACTTCGCACAGATATCGCAGCCGCAGAAGCATTAGATAGATATCAAACTGCTACGATATCAATTCCCTATGCCAAGTTTCCTTGGTACTATGGTAATGTAGCACCTGCCAGTGACGAAAGTTATACTGTGATCTGTACAGAATTTCCTGAATGGACTATATTTGCCCGTAATCAAGTCTCTTGGTCAGGACCTTTTGTGTTTATGGAGGTCACACCCTAATGCCTATTAACCTATCATCATACACAGCCATAGAAACTGGTCTGTTTGTTAGAATTGAAGTTGATTACTACAAAACTTCAGCAGGAGCCACACCTACTTCAACTGTGTTGCGTTTTAGTGACTACAGAGGTACTGTTACCATTGATGGTGAAAGTTATGTAGGATTAGGTCGACTGTTAAACATTACACCCACAGTCAGTGAACTGCGTGGAACTACAGGCAGCGTCACAGTGACTATCAGCGGCATTCCAAATACCAGTATTGCTGAGATTGTAAACAGTCGCATGAAGGGATGCCCTATAAAAATTTATCGTGTGGTATTTGATCCCGTAACGGGCACACAGTTAGCCATAACAGGCAATCCAGCAGGCAGATTTTTTGGCATAGTCAGTAACTACACTTTGGAAGAAGATTACTCAGTAGATGAACGTCGAAGCACCAACACCATTGCTATGATCTGTACCAGCAATATGGAATTTCTTGACAACAAAGTCACAGGACGCAAAACCAATCCCAGTAGCATGAAACAGTTTTATCCTTCAGATGTCAGTTTTGATCGTGTGCCCAGTCTTGTTGGTGCAAACTTTAATTTTGGAGCACCACAATAATGTCTTGGATTGACGATATCATAGACTTTGGTTCCACAGCCATAGAATGGTTAGGTGGCAACTCAATTGGCGGACAGTTGGCTCGCACAGCCTTAACCGGTTTGGCACTAAATCAAATAACAGAAAGCATCAACAAAGACAATGAAGCAGCCAACAATACCACACAGGCTGTAGATCCTGGTGTTAGGCTACAGGTTAATCCAGATACAGAATATCGCATACCCCTAGTCTATGGTGAAGCCACCTTAGGCGGTGCTGTCACAGATGCTGTGTTAACCAATGGTAACTTGACCATGTTCTATTGCCTAACAATTTGTGAACGCACTGGCAATACCAATTTAGGCTCAGGAGCACAATCAACATTTCAGTTTAAAGATATCTATTGGGATGACAGTCGACTGTTATTCCAAAGCGATGGTATCACTGTCAGTGGTTTTGTAGACAAAAGCAATTCAGTCTGCACAGACTACAATGGTAAAATTAAAATTTGGTGTTTTGGAGGTAACAGCACTACGCAGGTTATCCCTAATAACTACGCCAATGCTACATCAGTGAATGCCTATGATGTCATGCCTAACTGGACTGCTAATCACGCTATGAGTGATTTGGTATTTGCCATTGTACGCATTGACTATGATGCTGCTGCTGGAGTTAGAGGTTTAGGCAACGTGAAATTTAAAATAGAAAATTCAATGACACAACCTGGTGATGTCATGTATGATTACATGACTAACACACGCTATGGTAGTGGCATTGCACCTGCGGAGATTTATGCATCATGAACAGTCTACAAGATCTTAACAACTTTGGCGCTGTGCCTTTAGACTACTTAGATGCTCGACCAAGCGGTGTGCGTTTTAATAGAGAATATCCTTTACTGCCTTTAAATCAAGAAATCACAATTACATCAACTACTGTGTTGCCTTCGCCAGGTATTGAAATTGAAGAAATTATAAATTATCAAACGGCCAATGTTCGTTATCGTGTAAGCATACAGACAGGAACTGCTACACCACTTACAGGCAGCACAATTTCATGGGCTTCATTGCCCAGTGGAGCCACATTGTCACAGGTAGGCGATGTCTATACCATATCAGGTATACACAGTCCAGCAGATTGGGATGCTGTAAAAAACTTCACTTGGAATTTGCCTGCGGCCTATGCCAGTTATCCTTTATGGTATTTGTTAGTAGAAATTGTCTACTATGACAGCCTATTAGCAGAAGAAATTTCTGTAGAATGGTTAGTCTATGATGATGATTTCTATTGGGTAGCACAGTTACAGTCTACTGCCACTGTTACTACTATAGGTGGTGTTAAATCACCAGCCACAGCCTCAATTAGTGCTACAACCACTGTCTCTTGCAATTCTTTTAACATCTTAATTGGAACAGGCACGCTATCAAGCACAACCACAGTCTCAGTAGAAGGTAGTGTAAATGTTGACTATCTAACGGCTAGTTCAAGTGTCTCTGTAGCAGGCAAACTTGATGCAGTTGGCGCCAGTGCCTTGTCAGTGTCTACCACTGCTAATTTCAGTGGTTATGTGGCAGCAGTTAATTTAACTGACAGAACCTATTTGGCCAATCAAAACAATCAAATATTTGCCACAAATACTCCAGTAGTAGATACACCTGGATCTGGAACAGTCACTGTGGTATTAACCAGTGCTCTAGGTCAATTTGCATCTAGTTCATCAGCAGTACCTGTAACTACATTGACCATTTCAGGCGATAAAACCACAGTGAATGCTGCCTTGATCAATGTTTATTTTTATCCGACAAAAGGATCCAGTAGTTCAGGCACATTCAGTTGGCAGCAGAGTTTAGATGGTAATTTATTATTCACTAAAACAATTGGATTAACTGGATTTGCCAACAACTTTGCTGAAACTGTAATTGAATACACTAACAATGGCACATTTACATTGGCAATAACACAAAATCAAGCCTATTATGGGTTACTTGATTTGCTTATAGTTGGTGGTGGTGGTGGCGCAGCCTATGCAGGCGGAGGTGGCGGTGCTGGCAATGTATTAGAGTATACTAATCTTGCTTTAACTAGTGGCAATAAAACTATTGTGGTTGGTGCAGGCGCAGCAGCAGGCAGTGCTGGTTGGAACAGTATAGGTAGTGCTGGTAATAGTTCATCAGCATTTGGATATACAGCCGCTGGTGGTGCCCCAGGGCAAAAAAATGTTACTATAACACCTTATGCACCAGTAAGTGGTTGGGTAGTTTATACAGTTAGTAATCCTGGAGGAAATAATGCCTCCTTTGCTGGCGGAACTTATACCTATACATCGCCTGGTGTTCCTCCTGGCGATCCTGACACAGCCACTTTACTATCATATGGTGGCGGTGGTGGTGGTAAAACTAGCAGTGGACAAAACGGTGGTGCATCACCTGGTGGAACAGGTGGTAATGGAATAACATCTACAATTACAGGAAATTCATATGCTCGAGGCGGATGGGCACGTGGTGCCAGTATTTCTGGGCCGCCTGCAGCCACATATGGTAGTGGTGGAGACAGTGGTTATCCTTCTGCTACAAGTAGAACTGCTGGTATTCGTGGCTATGTCTATGTTAAAATCCACGCATAAGGACGACAAATGAGTACAATTTTATCATCAAGTTTCAAGATATCAGGTGTCATTGACACCAACAAACCTGTGATGCAGAACATTAATACATTGGCCACTGCCGCAGGTGCATGGGCTACATTTGATGTCAATCAAGGCAAATGGGCTGTGATCATAAACCAAGCAGGCAGCAGTATCAAAAGTTTTAACAATTCAAACATCTTAGGCTCTATCACAGTTAGTGGTACAGGTCTAAAAGAACTGTACAATTCAGTGCAGGTAGATTTCCCACATAAGGATCTATTAGATCAAAAGGACACCATCGTATACAGTATTGATCCAGCCAACAGATTTTCAAATGAACAGGACAACACATTGAACTTTGAAATTGACTGTGTCAATGAACCCATTCAAGTTGAAACATTGGCTGTACGCGAACTCAAGCAGAGCAGAATTGACAAGGTAATAAAGTTTAGAACTGACTTTACCAGTTTAGGCTTGAAAGCAGGAGATATCATAGATGTCACTGCTGACCAGTTAGGCTTTTCAGCAAAGAAATTTAGAATACTGTCAATATCAGAAGAAGATGGTGATGACAATGTGCTGGCCTTAGGCATCACAGCATTCGAATATGATGATGGTGTTTACAATACCGCAGGCATCACTAGACAGGCAAGAACACCTATCAATGATATTGTAGCCAAAAGTTGTAATCCAGCAACTACAGCCAAAGACAATGAAGCAGGATTACCAATGGATCTTAGCAACATAGCCAAAGCCTTAGGACTGTTGTTGACATTTAATGCATTGACAGGACGTTGGGAACTAAGCCAAGGCGGACAACAGGTAAACATTGCAGGAGATCATGCTGTGATCAAATGGACATTTACAGATGGATTAGATTTAGACATTCGTTGCAGATTATACTATCCTAATATTGGACAAGTAACTGTAGATGATTATATAGGATGGACTGGAGACCCTGTGCCTCCAGTAACACCTACACCTCCGTTTGGCAGTTCGGTAGTTTGGCCTCCAACAGGAACACCTGTGCTAATCTGGGGAGGTGACAATACAGGTACTGGTGTAGAATCAGTATATGTAAATTTAGAATATCTAAAATCTGTATTTCCCAACGAACAATATTTTATTGTAGAATGTAGAGGCAATTGGTATGACACTCCTGGATTTAAACCTGTGCAATTAACAGCCACACTCTATGAAGGTGGTACTGTATCAGGACCATCATCATTTGATTTTACAGTTTCAGGATATACCAAAGGACGTTTTATTGAAGGTGTATCTACTTTTATTGAAAGCAATTACGGTGCTGCGCCAATAGGAGGTATCGATGGAGCCAATGCACCAGGAGATTTGATGGGTTATTTTATCTTTGACCCATATAACAATGTTGGTTATTTCAGAAATGATCTAACAGGTTTATAAGCAGATAATTAAATCATAAGGAGACACAAATGACTACTGCTATGAGTAACTATTTAGAGAACAAAGTTCTCGATCATACCCTAAGAGGTACAACAGGTGCTTATACAGCGCCTACTACAATCTATGTTGGACTATTTACATCCAGCCCAACTGATGCTAATTCCGGTACAGAAGTGTCAGGCGGCAGTTATGCTCGTGTGGTAGCAACTTTTGCCAATGCAGCCACTTCAGGAAGTATTTCAAATACCAATTTGATAAGTTTTACAACAGCATCAGCCAGTTGGGGCACAATCACACACATTGGACTGTTTGACAACTCCACAGGCGGCAACCTAATGTATTGGGGAGCACTCACAGTGAGCAAGGTCATTGGCAACGGTGACACTTTTAGCATTAGCATTGGTAATCTTACAGTAAGCATTGACTGATAAAACAGCCTCAAAAGGGCTGTTTTTGAATGCGATCAATAAATACATTAACTTCGGTAAACCTTAGTTTATTGATTTTATCCTTTAGGAGCAGACATGCCGGGCGTACTCAACTTCCAACAATACATTGGAGGACCGGATAGTGTTCAAGTCGAGAACATTTTCCCTTCCAATCAAAAAACACTGATCTATACATTCAATGATGATGCAGGCGATCCAGTAGACTTAACAGGCTGGACTTTTGCCGCAGACTATCAAACATTGGTCATTGATGAAATAGGTTTTAACCGCAATACCAACAAACCCAACTTTGCCAACTCAACTGTGATAGGTTCGTTTGCCAAAGTTGAAACAGCAGGGGCCACAGCACCCAGCATAATCACTGCTGCCGCAGGTACTGTCAAAGTGCATTTCCCCGCAGGAATGTACACAGGTCCAATTATTCCAGATGCCCGCAAGAATGTTCCAATCACAGTATTTTCATTAACCTGGACAGATAATTCAACACCAGCACAGATCAACAGCCATCGTTGGGCTTTGGTTAACTGCTGGGAGCCAGATGTTGTCATTGGAGACCCTATATTAGCAGCAGGCTATACAGCATTGACATTAGGATAATGCCATGGCTTACACAATAACAATAGAAGAAGTGCTCAACGGTATAACCGTAACGCCTCCAGCCGCTAATGAGGTTCTAGTAAGCACCACAAACTATCCAATCACTATCAGTTATAACGCTGTAGAATTACCAGGTACACCTGGACAAGGTGTTCCTGTAGGCGGCACTACAGGACAATTTCTACGCAAACTATCAAACACTAATTATGATACTGCTTGGCAAACAGTGGCCGACATTAACACCACCTATGCTATCTCAGCAGAAACAGTCACTGGTGGAGCCAATTTAAGATTAACAGGCAGTGATGCATCAACTGATGATATAAAAATTGCTGGTGGCACCAATGTCACAGTTACAAGAACAGATGCTAACACTATTACTATCAGTGCTACAGATGCTGTAGGTATAAGCAATGTTGTAGAAGATACAACACCACAACTGGGTGGCAATTTAGATTTAAACACGCATTCAATTACCAATGCTGGTGCTGAAATCAACATGGATGGCGGCAACATCAGTATGTTTCCTGAAGGCACAGCAGGATCATTTGAATTAGGAGCAGCAGGTGGTACTGGATTTACCAATATTACCAGCGGCAGTGGTGGTCTAAACATTACAACTCCTTCAGGTTCGCTGTCAATTCCAGGAACAGCCAATGGTGATATAGATCTGTTTGCACCCGGCACAGGCAATATCAATCTAAATGCAGATACTGTTCGTGTTGGAGATTCAAATGCCGCAGCCACAATAACCACAAATGGCACTGGCAATTTGGTCTTAAACACCAACGCAGGAACTAACAGTGGCAACATAACAATAGCACAGGGTGTCAATGGTGCTATTTCTATAACACCAAATGGCACCGGCAGCATTACACTAAGTGGCCCGTCGGTGGCTGTAACTACGCCAACAGGTGCTGGTACTCCTCCATTGGTTGTAAGAAATACCACTACAACTAATAACAGTATTCGTTGGCCCAGTATCACAGTACAAAAACACAGAAGTGATTTAACATTAGCAAGTATGACTAATGAGCCTTCAGTGATTGCTTATTCAATTCGTGATAGTGCTAGTACCAATAGAATATTTGCCAGCCAGAGAGCAATTTACCAAGGCACTGGCACCAATCCTGTATTTGCTTTTGACACTTCAGTAGATGGATTTACCACCACTGTTGATGTGTTAAGAATGAGTGAAACACAGGCACGATTTGGTAATGCCAATACTGCTTATACGGTAACTACCAATGGCACTGGCAATTTGGTCTTAAACACCAACGCAGGAACCAATTCAGGCAGTATCACAATTAATCAAGGCCTTGATGCCAATATTGAAATTGCACCTAATGGCACTGGCAAAGTTAAAATAGACAACAATTTTTGGCCTAATACCGATGGCGCTGCAGGTTATGTCTTACAAACAGATGGTACCGGTGTTTTAGGTTGGGTTAACGGTGCTACATTAGGCACAGGTGTATATCTAACAGACATAGTTCAAGATACTACACCACAACTAGGTGGTGATCTAGATGTTCAAGGTAATAAAATTACTACCAGCCAAACTAACGGTGATATAAAAATTGATGCTATTGGCACAGGTAAGGTCAAATTAAATTCTATTGCCTATCCTAATGCTGATGGTGCTAATGGACAGGTATTAAAAACAAATGGATCTGGCGTTTTAGATTGGGCAGACAAGCAAGATCCTACAATAGTGAACGATAGTCAGCCCGCAATTCAATCCACTGGACAACATTGGTACAGACCCCTAACTGGTGCGTTCTATACAGCACGCTCAGGCACATGGGAAAGTATTAATGATGATGGATTTTTCTAAAATAAAGGAGAGCCAAGATGGCCATTAGAATTAAAAGAAGTTCAGGGAATACTGCGCCAGCCCTATTAGAAAGTGGTCAGTTAGCCTATGTCGAAGGCGCAACCAACGGTGG